ATATGGATGCCAAATGAAATGATGCTTAGTATCTAAGAATAGATACGGAACACCAGGTTCAGTAGAGATGGGTTACTCTGGAGATAGTTGTAAATTATTTGATGATATACTAGATGCTACTGAACATGAAAGAAATAAAAAATTATTAGTACAAGAATCGGAGATTGTAATTGCGTGATATAATAGCTAAATCAATTTTAGGTAAGTATAATATTTATCCTACTGTAGTAATGTCTAAGACACTAGATGTTAAGGGTATGTATTTAGCAGAAGAAGATAAGATTATACTTAGAGATGTAAGTCAAGATAATGTAGACCCTAAAGATTTTGTAATGACTGTGTTGCATGAAGGTAAACACGCTATTGATGCTCGCAGAATTGGTATTAGAAAATTTATTAAGAAGTATGCTCAAGCTGGTAATATGGCTGTCTATTGTAATAGAGATTATTATGAGGATAACAAGTGGGAGATTAAAGCAGAGAATTGGGCTGCGAAAGAATATGAAAACAATTGGAGAGTAAATGATATTAGTGAAGAAGACGAAAAATAAAGAGATAGGTAAGATGTTATCAGAATTTAAAAAGAAAGTGAGAGAATCTGGACTTCTAATAGAGTTGGAAGAGCGAAGATTTTACACTAAGCCCTCCCAACTCAGGAGGGAGAGAGAGAAAAAAGCAATAAGAGAGAGAAAAGTTTAGTAGTCCACCTACTGTGTGCGTAGCTAGAGGGGTGTGGGTCTATTTCCGCCCACGCTCCTCTTTTATTTTATGAAGTCTTTGGTTTAGTTTTAGACAGGTCTTCTAATATTTTCATTAAGCCTTCTATATTTGAAGGTTCTCTTCTTTGATTGCTTTGCATTTTAAATAATAAATCTAGTGGATCATCTGAAGAGTACTTAGTTATATCCTCTCTCATTGGCATTTCACTAGACTCTACATTAGTTTTATCTGCCATAGATTTAGATAAAAACTCAGCTACATCAGATGCGCCTATAATATCATCTATAGATTTAGCAGCTTCTGGTTTTTCTTGTAAGCGTGGAGATTTTTTATATTGTTCCATAAACTCTTGCATTAATTCTTCTAAACTCATTCTTGAAGGCATTAATCCTATTGACTCGGCAAAAGTTTTGCCATTACGTGTATTTTCTTCAAGTAAAAATTCCCGATATGTTTTTTTCCCACTAGCTCTATCTTTAATCTGTTTAGGCAATTTAGCTAAAGTTGCCATGTCTTGAAAAATTTCTGGAGTGTATGGAGTATCAGAGCCAGTAAATCCCCCTGCTCCAGCTTGTGTTAGAGATTCTATTATTGCCATCAGTTCTTCATTCATTGCTCTTTTCCTTTTGTAATTTTTTCAATTCTCTTTTTCTACGCTTATTCTGTATCGCTAGTTTTAAGCGCAATCTTTTTCTGTTCTTAGCTTTTTTGTTAGGCATTACTTTAATATCCTTTTAGTAAAGCTCTCTACTCCTTCATCCATATATCCTTTAACAGTCTCAAGATTCTCTATTACTTTTTTCCAATTTTGTTCTGCAAACTCTTCATTAGCTTCCTTTATTAGTCCCTGCACTTCGTTGTAATTTGCTGGAAGGTTAGAATGGGCTTTCCCATATTCCTTTAAAGCTTTATTTAAGTTATTCTCGTACTCTTTGACTGGCACTTTGCTAAACCTAGCATTGCTTATAACGTTCTCTTTATGTTCCTTTGCAAAACCATAAGGGTGTTTTAAATAAGACAGAACTCTATCAATTTTTTCCCTTGTAACTCCCATATTACCAGGATATCTACCTGCGTAAAAATACATTCTATTAAGTATGTCGCCCATAGGCTCTATTGCACCACCAAGAACTCCACCACCCAATGCTTTTTGCACTTTTACCATTGCCTCTTCTGGATCACCTCTTTGCGCTTGACCTATTGCTTTTCCATAGAATTCAGCGCGTTCCTTAACTGGCAATGTTCTTGGTGAAAAAATAGGAGAATGAGGGTCATTTTTAATTTTATCTATAATGTCATCAACTTTAGAAGATTTTGGCAATACTCCTCTTGGAGATATTAAACCCATAACTAAATTATCTAAATCTCCTTGGGTAAATTTATCAGTTGGTTTTCCAAATATATTTTTACCAGATTCAAATAAAACTTTACTTTTTCTTTTATTATCAGCCTCTATAATACTATCTATTGCACTACTTCCAACTTGTTTAGCAGTTGGCAAGTCCGACGACTGAGTGTATCTACCACCAGTAAGTAACCCTAGTAATGTGTTTTCTGGATTCACTTCTTCTTCTTTATAATTTTTTTAATTTTACCATTTGTAGTTCTAGCGAATATAGCTTTTTTAGTTTCTCTAATAAAAGTTCCACTATATTTTTTGCCACCATACATCCAGCTTACTTTTTTTTGTTTAGCCATTACCATTTCACCTTGTTTGCCCAATAAGCAGCAGACATTTTACCTTTAGCTATATTCTTTCTGTGTCTAGCTTTAAATGACTTGCGTCTCATTTTCTGTTTTTTAGATTCACCAGCCTTAGGCTTACCAGCCGTTGTAACTCCTTGCTGTCCGAATCTAATAGTTTTAATTTTATCTCCTACTTTAGCCACTACGATATGGCTCTTCTTAGGATGACCAGGAGTTCTCTTTGGTTTATTAAATCCAGATACTCCAGCTCTCTTTAATCTTGAATCTTTTTTCTTAGGCATACTACTTGCCTACCTTCTTCATAGCTATCTTATGAGATTGAGTAAAAGTTTTACCTCTCTTCATAGATGCTACCATTGACTTTAAATGTTTAGCAGTATGATGCTTTGAGTGTTTAACCATAGAGGTTTGCTGTCTCTTGTTTAAAGTTGTAATGTTAACTCCCTTGATTGCTTTTCTCATTTTTGTTTCTCCATTTTAAGCATATACTCTTCTTTAGAAACTCTCTTCCTTTTTTCTATAATTCGTTTATATGCGACTCTATAATTAATATCATCTCCAGTAATAGGAACTTCTGGGAACTTAGAGTTCCATTGCTTTATGTTTTTTATTACTAAATCACTTTTACCTTCTATGAGCAAATCTAATAATCTAGACTTTAACTTAGATTTTCTTTGTTTTAAAGTTTCTATTTTTTGAGCTGGTGTTTGTAGCTTAGATAAAGCTCTTGACGGAACAGTACCAAATATAGAGGCTACTGGTTTTATGCTACGCCTCATAGCTATCTCTCCTACTCCAAATGTATCTATATTTGTTTGCAATGCAACTAAACCATCTGTAACTTTTTCTAAATCACTTATTATTACTGGAGTAATTATAAATTTTGAAGTAGAAACTAAATCTTCAGCTGCCAGTATATCTCCAAGAACTCCAGCAGCACCGACAGAAAGAATGCTGTCTAATATAAAATCAACTCCTTCTTTATCTTCTTTAAATGTTTCTTCTCCTGTAAGAGCTTTTAGATAAAAGTTTCTTAGATATGAAACAATGGCTCCACCAAAAGTACCTCCAATACCAAGTCTTAATAAAGTAAAATAATTTCCTCCAAATCTACGATTACCCTTTAATTCTCTGGTTAGAGTTTCTGTTAAATAGTTGACTTGTTTATATCCAAACCTTTTAAATATTATCCAAGGTCTCCACTTAGGATTGTTAAAAAAGATAGGGTCAGATAAAATATTTTTTTGTAACTGACTATCTCTTGCAAACTTAAACATTCCAGATGCTAATACTTCAGATGATATTTTTTTATTAGGGTCTATATCAAATCTTTTTAAATTTTTAATAGCCCATTCTTTCCTTCTCTTTATAGATGAGGTGTTTGCTATTTTATATAAATCTTTTATATATAATTCAGCTGTTGATGCTGCTACTAAGTTATTCCAATAGTTTACTTTTTTAAATCCAGACGCAGAAGCTAATCCACTTGCAAGGTTTAATAGTAAATCTTTTGGATTCTTTACAACTTCTTTAAGAGAACGCTTAATACCATCTGCTGATCTTATGTTAAAATCAGTTCCTAGTAAAACATCTAATGCATTGTGATAGGTAACTCCAGATGCCTTAAGCTTATCTCTGACTTCTTTATTTCTAAGTCTAAAAACTCCTTTAAGAGTTCTAAGATATCCTGCTTCTAATGCTGTTGATATTGCAAACTGACTTAAGTTTGGGATAGTAGCCGTACCTAAGGCTATCTTAGTACCCATTTCAAAAGCCATAATATTTTCAAACATTTTTTTACCACCAGGAGAATAGTTTTTCGAAGGATTAGATTCGATAAAACCAGTAAAAGATTGCCATACGTTACTCATTGCTCTAGCTTCTGATGTATTTTTTTCTGCAATTTGTCTTAGTAAATTCTCTGCTCCTTCACCCTTAGAACCAAACTTTGATGCAATCTCTACTCTCCTAGCAAGTTTCATATTATATGAAGTCATAACCTTAAGAGCATCTCTTTCTAGTATTTCTTCTGGTAATTTAAACTTTCTTGTTTTTTCTAAGTTTCCGAATGGACTTAATTGTTGAACAAATAATTCATTTTGAAGTTGCTTGTAAGCTTCATAATAAGTCATACCTTCTTTATTAACTAAATGTCTCATTACGTTTTTAGATTCTTTACTAAACTCAGTATTAACTCTTTGTCTTATAAAAGTATTAAGTTCTTTAATCGTATCTGCACTTAGTCCACCCTCTAATAGTTGCGCTCTTTTTTTAGCCATAGACATAAAGTCATTGCTAATAATATCAGATATAGAGCGTTTAATCATTTGAGGAAAGTAATCAGCCCTATAATCAGCTACTTTAATACCTTTAGACCTAGCATATTCATACATATCATTAAATATTTTTCTAGAATCATTGACTATTATTTGTAAATTTTTACTTAACTTCTCTTTACCTTCTAATGCATTTGAAATTTTTCTTAAATCTTTATCTCCTAGCTTTTCTAAATTAGAACTTATTCTATTTTGATACCTTTCGAAAGTTCTTCTAGTAGCTAAATCAGTTTTCTCTATACCATCTAATAAAGCTCTAGACTCCAAAAGCTTTCCTCTTCTGTTTGCTGGTAATATAAACTGTACCATTCTAGGAGGAAGTACGTGTTCTAAAAAAGATTTTTGAGGTAAATCAGCTAAATCTAAATATCTCTTTTTCATCTCCCTAATTCTATAATCAGTTGATATAATCTTACCATACTCACTAAGTTGTGAGTTAGTCATATCTTTTTTACTGACATCTCTATCAGGCTTTTTACCATCTACTCTTTCTATAGCTTCTTTTCTTCTTATCTGTTTTTGATGATTACTATATCCGCTTTCAGCTTCATATAAATTATATTTTTCTAATAATAAATCTTTAGACTCTGATGTAGTATATTTTTTATAAAATAAATCTTTTCTTAATGAGCTTTTTTTACCATCTTTATCTTTTAAGTTAAATCTAGTAACATTATCTTTTTGTGTAACACTAACAATGCTAACAACATCATTGGGATTCTTTTTATTTTGATATAAATCAGCTTTTGTTTCTATTCCTATTTCAGATTTGACTTGCTCTGAAGCTAATCTTTCAGCTAAAGGCTCTAGTTCTTTTTTTCTTTTCTCTGTTATAATACCTTTTCTTTTTTGGTTTGCTAAATAAAAGGCAGCATTAGTACCTCTTAAGCCCATAACAGTTCCTACTGAATGAATATAGTCTTGAGGTGTTGGAAATTCACCCTCTAATGCAGGAGAAAGTGTTCCAAAAGCAGCTCCTTCTTGGAGCATCCTTACTGCTGCGCTACTACCTTTAGCTATTCCTCTTGCAGCTATACCGCCAGTAACAGCTCCTAATAGAGAACCCTTCATTGAATCAGTAAGTACATCTCCATAATCTACATCTGAATTTTGTATTTGTTGACTTAACGCACTAGCTACTCCAGAATAAGAACCAAATCCAGTCGCTCCAGATACTACTCTTTGCGCTCCTCCTTGAACTATAGTTCTAACAGTTTTTTTAGATACTCCAGAACGTAGCAACTGTTTTGTAGCCATTGTACCAGCTCTATTAGCCGCAGCCTTTACAGCAAAACCTCCCAATCCTCCTGTTGCAAAAGTTATAGCAAAGTCAGCTGGCATAAAAAGACTTACAACAGAAGACCCAATGTCTTCTAATACTTTAGGCTCATAATTTTCTATATCAAAAGGTTTTTTACCTATTGCTATTTCTCTAGCCATACCAGTTATAGATTGGTTATATCCTTCTTTTACAAAATCAGGAAGCCAGTCAAATACTTGATTTTCAAAATTTTGAGGTTGTTTAACTTCTGGCTGTAAAGTCTGTCCCCTAAGTTCAGCTAATCTTCTTTGTACATTAGTTTGAGGCATATACTATTAACGACCAGAAGGGTTAAAAGGAGTTTGTGGATTATCTCCAGCTTGTAAATTTTGCATCATATTAAGTATTCCTTCTAGAGTGGTTCTGCCAGTAGGGTCAATCATTTGATTTTCTAAAGCTAATTTCTTAGCTTCTTTTTGTTCAGCTCTTTTTAACAAAGCTTTTTGTTTTGGAGTTAATGGTGGATTCTCTGCTGCTTGTTGAGCAAGTTTAGATTCGACTCCAGATTCATAAGCCATCCTTTGATTTTCTAAGTCTTGAAAATCCTCTTCATTTAATACTGCCAAAAGGTCTTCTGGTATATCTTCTGATCCAGTTACATAACTATTTAAAACACTAGCACTTATTCTACCACCACCAGCTAAAAATGTAGTTCCTTTTACAGACTGTGGTTGACCTGAGCCAATCCTCATACCTTCTAAAACTTCTAATTTTCTAGCTTCTTTTCTAAATATCGTAGCTTGTATTGCTTTCTTTTCATCTTCATCAATAGTCTCAGTTAACACCTTATATAAAGAAGGTATCTCTGTAATAATTGATTTTAATTCTTCTCTATCAGCTATAAAGCCTCTGTCGTCTTGTTTATTTGCCTGTTTTATAGCTTGACCAACTATATTATTATATGTTTTTTCATATCCAGGAGAATTAATTTGATTTGTCATAAGGATAAGTTCTCTGTCATTAATTAAATCTATTTCTTTTAAAGATTCTAAATCAGCTTGCCTTATCTCTCTAGTATTTTGTATACCAGATAACATTCCTTCTAAACTATTTTTTCCAGCTGTTGTTTTAACTTGACCCATAAGCTTATTTATTCTTATTTCTTTTCTTCCTAAATCAGTTATTCTGTCAAGACTGGATATTAAACCACTATCCATATCTGCATCATCTGCTTTTTCAGTTCTTTCTTTATTAAAAGCAAACTGTTCTTTTTGCAGTGTTTGTTGTTGTTCAAAATTAAATTGCTGTTGCCTTCTTGCATCAGCTTCTACAGCCATTTGCTCATCAAAACGTCTAGAACTTTCTTGTCTATTACGTTCATTATTTACAAACTGAGGTAATGTAACGCTCAATAGTCTGTTTAATGGTGATTCATAATCAAATCCGTTTGCCATAATCTTTCCTTTAATTTAAAGCATTCCTGGAGTAATATTTGATGGATCATCCAACGGGTCTCCAGTACCACCTGGGTCTCCAGTTGTCCCAGTAAATCCACTAGGGCCGCCAGTTGGGTCTAATCCATACAAACGCTCACCTCTTCTAAATACATTCTGTAAATAGTTTTGTAGCATTCCAGTTAACCCAGCCATCTCTGTACCTCTTTGCTGTTCTATTCCGTATAAACCTTCTTGTCTTCTTTGCATTATATCTTGTAATGACTGACCAGCAACCTTTCTACTTTCAGCTATTTGTTTTGCAGTAGTACCAGCTCCAGAAAATCCAGCTTGACCAGCAGCTTGACCTATTTGCCTAGTGGCTTGACCTAACTGTTGAGTTAAGTTTTGAAAGCCAGACTGAACACCACTTTCTAAAAATCCAGTTCTAGTAGCTGCTCTTTCTCCAATTTCTTTTTGAGCTGCCATTAACTGTTCTTGACCAAAAGGTTGAAAGAACTGCCCAAATTGAGTAGCTTGTTTACCAGTCAATCCTAAGGCTGACGCTATATCTGATGAGTCTTGTGAGAAATACTGAGAGTAATCTTGTAACCCAGCCTGTTTTAATAATTCTTCAAATGACATTTTTAACCGAACCTTCCTTGTGAAATCATATCTATAAAATTTGATGAATCTCTAAATTTATAAGCTTCTGGGTCTATAAATTTATCAAGAGCCTGACTTCCCTTTAATAACGCACCGCTTCTTTGATTTTCAGCAAACTGATTCATATTCATATAATCTGGAAGTGTATTCATTCCTTTTTTGCTAAAATCAAATATATTATCTCTAAACATTTGTTTTAAAGCTTCTCCTCTTCCACCTTCTCCAGCTGCTATAGCACCATATTTTTCAGCTCCACCTAATTTTCCTAAACTTGAAAAAGTAAGAAAATCAGAAGCAGCGCTAGCAGCTATATTGGTAAGGAATCCTTGATTAGCTTCATCAAGATATCTATTTGTATCTCTTTCTGCGCTAGATATATCTGCTCTACCACCTTTAAAAAACATACCTTCGCCTAGTCCAGAGCTAACGTCTCCTAATTTATATCCACCTCTTTGTGATAAAGCAGCTCCAGTTTGACCAACAGCACTTCCTAAAGCAGCTCCAGCTGCAAGACTCAATCCTCCAGTTGGCAATGCTAACAAAGCTCCAGCTGCGCTTCCAATCAATCTACCAATACCGCGTCTTTTTTCACGTCTTTTAGCTTTTCTTTCTCGGTCTTTTTGCTGTTCTTCTAATCTTCTTTGAGCTTCACGTAATTGTCTACGCTCACCTTCAGCAGTTTGAGTAAGTAAAGCACCAGTTCTCGCTCCACCGACTGCTTGACTAGCTCCTAATCCTGCCATTATTTCTGCTAAAGTCATATTAACTCCTTGTAAATTCTAAATAATACCAAGCACCAAGCTCTTTTCTATAAAGCCTAAGCTTGCCATCTGGTGTCTTAACAACTCTTTCTTCTCCATTGTTTCCAGAAGTCTTAGATGGATATCCTATTTGTAGTTTTGCATCTACACCTTTTGAGTTGTATAAAAATCTTTTTTCTCTATCAATTGACACTATGTAACTCTTTTATATATAGGTCTGTATTCTACGCCTACATTGTTTATTTTTTGTATACTATCTCCGTCCATATCTAAACGCACTTGAAATGAGGACGCTAATAGAGGTGTACCAAAAGTAACTTTATTAACATCAAGGTCATTACTGGTGCTAGCTAAAGTTCCTCCGTTTGCTACAGCTTGTTTTGTTCCACTATCGTCTGTATAATAATACTTCAATCCATTACTGTTTGAGGCATTACTCGCATATTCTACTGTTACACCATAAATCTTTTTAACAGTATTAGGCATACCAAAATCATCATCTTTTAATATCAAATCAAAAGTAGTTCCAGAATCTGGTTCTCCGTCGTAAGATATTATTTCAGCTGTACCTGTCCCCATTGTTAATTTATTGTAAGCATCTGTTATAGGATTTGTTTTATTACTATCAGCAACTAAATCTTCTACAAATGTAAACGAGTTTGTAATAAAACTATATACATAAGCATCACCGTTATCCGCAGATTCATCATCAGCATCTCTTATAAGAACTAAATGTTTATGAGTAGGCTCGTAAGAAATCATTGTCAAATGGTCAACAAAACTAGACCACTCTGACTCTAAAATTTTAGTTTGTAAATTCCTAATTTGACTACCATCATAAAAGAATAAACCGTTTTTATTAGCCCAAGCTATACCAAAGTCTGTTTTTACAGTAGCTGCGTGAAACTCAACTCCCATATTTTTATGCTCAGATTCTAAAAACCATTGAGTATCAGAACCACCACCTATATTAATAATATATAGCTTACGTTCTTTAAATGCTAATAACCTGTCTGCAAAAGCCTCTAGCTTAACAAAAGACTCTCCATCGTTAACACCAATATCTATAAAGTTTAACTCTGGAAAAGTATTAAACTTATTAATCTGAGTATAACGTATCTGGTCTCCAAAATTTTGCAAATTACCACCATCTGTTGTATACTGCACATTTGCTATAAAAACTCTTCTATTTGTTACTACGCTTGTCTGATACTTTTCTCCGTTTTCACCTATAGATATAAATTGAGATGAAGGACTAAAACCATTCAATGATTCATAGCTATCTATATTTTGAGAATAGCTAATAAAAGTACTATGTAAATATCCAGTAGAACTAACTGCTTTAGTCCAATGAGTGAAATCTGCTTCCAGACTAGACCTTGCTCCATCAACAAAACTTATATCACCAAATAAAACCCAAGTGTCATCACTTCCTGATAGTCTATAATAAATTCTACCACCAGTTATATCCAAAGAATATCCCTCAGCAGATGGATTTTCATTAGCCAAAACTATACAAGTTACTTTATTATCCGCACTAACAGCTATACTTCCAGAAAGTTTTCTTATTAAAGATTCTTGATTGCCATCATAAAGAAACGTTGTTCCAAATTCATAAGTTCCAGCAGCCCAAGAACCTCCAGATGCAACAGTAAAGTCAAGATTAAAACCAGTTCCTTGAGGTGGATATATAGAATAAGCCTCACTATTTGCCCAAGTTGTACCTCCACCTGGCATATTCAATGTTGTATCATTAGTACGGTCAGAAATTACTTCAGCAGAAGCTGTTGTTCTTATTGCATAATATGTTCCTTTGTCTAACTCAGTTTCAAAATTTGCAAAAGCATCTGAGTCTACAGCAATAAGCGTAGTAGTGTTATTACCAGAAACTGCACTTGTGCCTACTACTTGGTCTCCACAAATACCGCTAGTTGGTTTACTTAACTTTGTATCATAATCTTGCCAACCAACATTTTGTGTGCTTAAGAGAGAAGCCCCATCAGAACCTTTCCATCTCGCCATTGCTTTTTTATACTTATAATCTTTTAAAGCAGTAGATACATTAATAATATTAGTATCACAAGATGTTACCGAGCCATCAGCAATATGATAAATAACTTTTGCTTGCTCAGAACCAGTAACAGCACCCAAACTTATATCGCTAGTATCCCAAGTTGTACCATCTAAAACATGAACGACTGCATTAGTTCCATCATCTGCATTTGCTAAAAATGTTCTTACGGTGTTAGTATTTGATGCGCTACGGTTAAAATCAAAAGAAGCTTGAAATAAACCATATCCAGGTTGCATAGCAGTTACGCTAGGGTCTGTATAATTAGTGTCATTATCAACTGCTTTACCACAAGATTTTATAGCTCCAAACTCATCTACAATGACATTGTTAGCTTGAGCTAATTCGTTTTCTTGAATAGAGCGAGCATTGGTCTTGGTATTTAAACCACCTTCAAAACGTGTATATGTTTTAAACTGTTTAGGCATTATTCCTTTATCTCAAAGTGTACTAAATCATCAAACTTATTATCTTTGGTTTGCGTATCCTGATCCCAATCTCCACCCCAGCGAATATTCAAACCCATTTGCGAAGCAATACCCAAAACATATCCACTAAAATAATGGAACCTATCGCGGTCATTCCAATCAATAGGATAGGGAGCCACATCAACAGCAATGCTAGGGCTTTTATTGTGTTTACCGTTAGGAAACTTAAGTTTACTATTGCCTTTGTTATACGCTGCATTCTGTCTCTCCTTCCCTCGATGACCTTCTATTACTGTGCAATCAAAATGCTTAACTACTTCGTTAAACAAATCAATCAATCTTTCATCGCAAGTATGTAACTTAGATTTACTCTTTGTGCTAAACCTTGGCATTATGAAAAAGTCTCCAATAACACCTTAACCTCAGCCCAAACTTTATCATCTTTTTTAGACTTAGTTGCTTTTACTGCTGTATCACCAACCATCATAAGAAGCTGTACCATACCAATCTTCTTAACTAATTTCTTTATTAACATTTTTAACATTCTATTTTTTCCCTGCTAGTTTATATATAGATTTTTTAATCGCTGTCCAAACAAGATCATCCCATTTAGATGGACTAAGAGCTACTACTTTATCAATAGCTAAAAGACCAATAACTACATATTCCCAATTACCTTGAACCCATTCCATTTTCTATTCTCCTTTAAATAACCAACTTATTAAAGAACCAAATACAACAACAAACATAGAGCCTACACCTTGTATCCTAGATACAGATGATTCTAAAGCACGAACTCTACCATTTTGTTCTTTTACTAGGGTTTTAATTTCGTCAGTAGTTTCTTTAATATGAGTAACTTGACTACTTTGCTTTGCATTGATAATAGTTAATTCTTCAAGTCTACTATCAACATTTAAACGCCATCTCTCTATATCAATTTTATTCATTTTCCGTTAATCCTACCTTTTAAATATGACAAGTCATCAGTTACGTCATTTAATTCTTTTACAATATCTTCTCTATGTCTTGCAGATGTATCATCTGATTTATTCCATCTGTCTAACATCTTTAAAACAATACTTTCCACATTAGCCACTTTAGTCTCAGCTTTGACAATTGATTGTCTGATAGAATCTAAATCTTCATTCTGCATTTTTTGACTTTTAATTAAATTAATTATCATCATTGCAAATAAGACTACTATAATCCCGACTGCACCATATTCTGCATACAAACTGAAAACTTTAGAATCAATCATTTAAAACCTTTTTAGTCGATCTCAACCCTATTACAACTAAAGCTCCTAGAGCTACAGTTAAATACATATCTTCTCTAATACTAAAAGCGATTATAATAGATTCAATCATCATAGCCGAGACTATGGCTTTATCTATTATATCACTCTGCTTCTTTACTGTCGCCTTCATCAATCGAAGCTTTTAAAGCATCCACGAATGCTTGTCTTCCAAATCGCAATTGAATCAAATTAAATTCACTTGACTGTAGCTTTCTATCAAGATCAGCTATGTGATTTATCATTGATTTCTGTTCATCATTCATCGATTCAATATCGTATTCTTTATCATCTATCTTAAGTACAGGCTTTTCTTTTTCTGTTTTAGCCATTTTAACTCCTTTGTTTATTTAATTAAGACCAAGGCTTTCCTCTTCCTTTAGTCGGTGTTTCTTGTTCTGCTATGCTAGCGTCTAAACCAGCTTCGATTTCTGCAAGCTTATCTGCGCCTATCTTAGTTTCTACCCACCCTTGAACATCTTTTTCTGTAATATCTGCATAAGCTGTAAAGTTCTTAGGGTCTGCTGCATCTAATGCTATAGTACCTATGTTTGACGCAGAATAAGTTTTAGCATCATCACCAGAACCAACTGTTTTTTCTTTGTAAAAACTGTAATGAATTATTTGACATACATCATCTAACCCATTTTCACTTATTACTCTGTCTATTGTATTAATCTTAGTTTCCATAAAATTTATTTCCTATTGCTATTTAAAACATCCCTACTTTTTCAAACCCATTCTTTGTAATATACTTCTTTGCTCTCTAACTTCTTCTTCAAGTTCGCTTATATGTTCTTGTTCCATTCCTTGAACTGTAGTAGCTATAACAGTTACTCTATCTTCTAAATCATTTAATCTTATACTAATTTCTTGGAATTTCATTTGAGCTTGATACCAAGAGCCAGTAACTACACCAACTGCTAACATTGCTTTAATTAAGAAAGCAACGGAAATATGTACTTGAGCATCTTCGCTAATTGCTTTCATATAATGAATCCAATTCCATTTCTATTCTCATCAATAATGAGTCAACTTCAAATATTTGCTGATTAATTTCTTCAAAATCTTTATTGTATCCAGCTATATAAATATTATCATCACAAGACGACACAATCATAAACACATAAACAATACCAACTATGCCAGTAAGCTTAAGTAATGTGTTTAAAAAATTTTCTATTTTATCTTTTTTAATCATTTCCTCTCGAATGCCAATCAATTGATTTTTTAACTTCGTCTGTACTTAATTCAAGTTTTCCATCAAAATTTGCTTTCCAAGCTTTTACTTTTTTACCATCTTTAAAAAGAACTACACTTGGAAAATTTCGTAATCTTAATTTTCTAACAGTTTGACTTACATTCTTTGCAGGTAAAATCATCATCTGGGTTCCTAAATAAGCACTATCACCAGTTACGATAAACTTGCCTTGATAAAAATTTTGTTTACTATCTTCCGACCATTCAGCAGTATAACGAACTAACCATAATCCTTTATAAATAGCTCCGTAAAAATTTGCATCATTCACGACTTGTTGTGCTGGTTTACTAAATACCAACGATAATAATAGTAACCACCTCATTGTACTGCAATCCTTAAATCAATAACTTGTTGTTTTAGTTTTTCAATTTCTTCTTGTAACTCTTCAACTATTTCAAAAATCTCATCTTGATTTTCTTGAAGATTCCCTACTTGTTGTTTATATTGTTCGTAAGAAGGAGACCAGTTGTAGCCACCAGCCTTACTTGGATATTCTTCATCAAACAAAGATACAGGCACAGGCAATTCTTTTGCTTCTTGTATGTCTGCCTGTAAAGCATACCACATTCCAATTAGACTTGCTAAACCAGTTCCAGCAGCAATCATTGTCTGTAAAGATAGGGTAAATTTAGACCCTAATATCTTTTCTTCGCTTAATTCTTTAGCCATTAATCTTTATCCTTTTAATTCAACTCCATTTAAAAAAACTTTATCTACTTCGTATCCAGTTTCTTTTATCAATTCAATAGTCTGTTTCAAATGTGGGACTACTTTGTAATTTTTATTGATTGCAACTTTAACTATTTGATTTTGTATATCTACAAAAATACTCTGTTCATCTGTAAATGGTAGTTTACCAATTCCTTTGTTTAGTCCGTGTGCACAAAAACTACAAACTAAACCCTTGACCTTAAATGTTATCGTGTCAGATTGACCAGACAAAGCACCAATCATTAATAAGATTAAAAATGTCGTATATAATTTCTTCAATTTTTAGTACCCCATGATTCAGTTCTTTCTTGTGGAGTATGATTAAAAGTTTGAGTTTGTGTATTGCCTCTATTTTCTCCACTACCATTAGAAGATTGTTTTTGAGGTCTTTGGTTATTAAAAGTATCAGGTTGCATTCTGTGATGATAGTAATGACTTGGAAATGGTCTGTAGATATATCTCACCATATACTGGTCATTAGTATAGTAATTGACCTTCTTAGCTGGTTTACCATCTGTCAGTTCAACGATGACAAGTCCAGCTAAAAATCCTAAAAAGAAATATGCCGCACCCTTAATCATTATTTAACCATCCGCATCTTTTTCTCTATCAACACGATTCTTATAGTCATCTCGTGCTACAATTACTTCAATAAGCTTTTCTTCGTTTGCTGGAATAGATTCTACTGACTCATCTGCATTGAGCTTTGGTGTCCATTCTGCAATCATTCGCTTTTTGCAACTGTTTACTTTGCCATCAATAGCTTTAGTTACCCAATCTTGTACATCAAGTAAATCATTTTTTAAAACTGATTCCTCAAATGCCGTAAGTGTTCTTTTTGCTATATCCATTTTATATCCTTGTTTTATTTTATTTCAAATTAGTTATTTCACTTAACAAGCTAAAAATCCGCTCCAAAATGAATCAGTATCAATATCTAATTGAGAAGCTCCAGCACTTATAAGTATTGTTACATGAGCAGTATCACCTGCATCCATATCAACCAAAAGTGACCAAGAAAGTCGGTTATAATTCCAATCACCGCTACCTGGTCCTGGGTCCCATATTCCCAAATTAGAGTAAGTGTTATTTGATGTCACTAAAGCTGATGCTACATAGTTTGCTGCTGAGTCTGTGTTATCTGTTCTCATTATTAAATTAAATTGATATTTTCCTGTTACTGGTGCTGTAAAAGTATTTGGAGCATAGTTTCCACCTTGGTCAAAACGCTCTGACCCAAAAACAACCGTTGTTGTGCCTGTAGCTATATTTGCTTGTCCTGAAGATGGATGAACCATAAATGCTGGTTGTTTTGACATACGCACCGCACCGCTACCATCAACAAGCATCAAAGTATTCGAAGAATCCTTGTCAACTACTTGAAGAGCAGCGTCAGCAGTATCATTACCTGCCTGTATAAGCGTACCATAACTATTTGTTGTATTCCCGTTTACAAATTTAGCAGCCCAATTTTGTGCATCTTGCTTAATCTTCAATGCTATTGTTCCTGACGCTGAAGCGTGGTCATTTTGAACTTCAAGAAGATTCCTTGTGCCTGTTGAATCTGAATCAGAATAAACGTATGCTCCTGCACCTGTTGTTAAGGCATCAGCTTCAATAGTAAAAACATTAGTTGTTGTATTTTCTCCATCTATTTTAAAAGCTGTAGTATTAGAATCTTGGTCTATAAAAAGCTTTGCCGCAGGAGAAGCAGTACCAATTCCAACTTGTCCTGATGAATCAATAATAAAAGGAGTGCTTGTTCCGTAATTTAATATTCCAAACTTATCATTATCTTCTGCACCAATCGCCCATTTACCTGTTGAAGATTCTAAACTAATTCTTGTTTCTACAGCAGTAGTTTTAACGTGAAGTGGGTCAGTAGGTGATGTTTCTCCAATCCCCAATTTTCCATCTTTATCTAACACCATTTTTTGGGCAATACTATTACCACTATTTGTATAAAAACCTAATTCGCCTTGCAAAGCAGCACTATCATTAGCATTTATTACTTTTCCAGCGACTCCTGCAAGTTGAAAAGTAGATGAAACTCCAGTTTGAGTTGTATCTCCAACCATAAAAGCTACTCCAGCAATTTTACCAGCCTCTTCAAGAGTTCTTATACTAATATAATTTGTATCAGTAGTTGCTTTTCCAAATCCAGCAGAAATTTCATTATCCCAATGAACATCAAGACCAACTGCTGGTGAAGTTTCGCCAATTCCCATTTTTGATGCACTTCCAAGAATTAAATCGTCTGTAGATTCATCCCATAGCATATATCCATTTGTTGCAGTTGCACCAAAAAATTTTACATCATGTCCAGTATCGTTTACTCCAACTGTCAAAGTACCAATAAGAGTAGCTCCAACTGTGCTAGTATTAACTGTTAATACAGCTGTACCATCTGCCTGAGATACTTCAAATGCATTTGCATCATCTGAGCCTGGTATTATTTCTATTTTATTTGTCGCTACTTTCATTCCAATAGCGGTACTTGAATCACCATCGGTAATAGCAACTAAAGTATTTCCGTTTAATCCGCCGTCAGGCAAAGATAATAATTGCTCATAACTTGATGCAATCGTTGAACCTGTTAAACTTGCCATTCTATTTTCCTCATATTAAAATTTTTCATATTATATCTTCCCATTTTCGCTGTTCATTCGTCCATGTATCATTAATAGATGTCCACAAGTCTCTAGTAAGACGAGCTGTTTGCATTGCTATATTGTGTAATGCGTTGCCTAAAGCTATCATTAATAATCTCCTATGTAGGCTATAATTGAACCACTATTAACATCTATCTCACTCCATCTACCAAAAATAGTCATTCCTTGAGGAAATGTAACGGAGTTATCGATTTGTTTACCACCAGAACCTTCAGCAGTACTCTCAGACCCAGCACCTAAATCTCCAGCTGCATCTGCTGTATTAAACCATTTAGTAGCTGTTACTGCAACTAATCCACCAGAACTATCAAAAGTACTATCTTCTATCATTTGAATAGCTACCCAAGCTTTTCCAGTTGGAGGTTTAATTGCATCAGAAGAAGCTGTTGTATAAACCGCACCATCTTGACCAGTATACTCTCTTGTATATAAGGCACCGCTTGGGTCTATTGCTAAAGCTCCAGCATCTCCATCGTCCAATGTCCTCTGTGTAGCATCATATCTACCTCCAGATAATAATGGATTTCCTGCTACGGCAGCATCTTCAGCTGCATCACCAACAACTTCAATAGTATTTGTAGAAGCTGGTAAACTTGTTACATCTACGTCTCCAATATCCACACCACTATTTGCTGCTAATTTACCGATAGCTGCACTACCAGCTGGTAATGAGCCAACTATATCTACTTGTAATTCATTTCCTGATTGTATTGAGTTGTCTAATAAAGCCAGTGAAGCTGCTATTGCATCTAATACAGCATTATCAGTAGAGCCAAGATCAACAACTCCTATTGTATTAGAACCAGCAGGCAAAGCACTTGCTATATCTACGTTACCAATATTGTTGTCGCCAGCAGCTATAGACGCTATATCTACATTACCTATATTATTATCACCTGCAGTAATTGATAAAACATCTATTTGTAAATGACCTGCATCATCTACCTCTACCCTATTCCAATTAGTGTTGCCACTATCATATCCTAATAAGTGAGAACCAACTGACGTTGTAGTTGGATTAGATGAATTATCTGCTAACGCAGCCGCAGCAGGAAATTCACTATCAACAGTAACAGTTACTGAATCAGAAAGGTCTACGTTTAACGCATCCTCACCTGAGTTTAAAACTTTATTTAAAAGTTCTTTAGTTTGATATTTTGGAAAAGCCATATTATACTCCTTTTACCTCCACCACCGCCTCTTGGGCTATCTTAAATCTGCTGGCATTATTCTTCTAGGGCCGCCAGTTTTATCCCTTTTCTTCATTCCAAATCTTTTTGTAGCTTCTACCCACTTTGACTCATGAGTTCTAGCCATATTCATAGAAACAGCAGCTACGTTTCCGTCAGCAACAGTTCCAGCTTTGTCTTGATACAATCTATACTTAACATAATCTATTAAAGAAGAGTGCATTGTATTATCAATATCTGGAGTATCTGTAATAGCTGATACCGCATTTGGTTCAGCTGAATAATGCATTAATACACCATTCGTTACTGCTTCATCTATAGGTTTATAATCACCTTCTCTTTGATGAATAGTATCACTATCGCTACCTTTTGTAGTAACAACAGCAATATGATTTCCAGTTATAAACCAAGCAATAAAATCTTCTGGGTTATTATAACTACTAGCCATTAGTCTATATCCATTGTTTGTACTTCGTTATTTAATAATCTAGGTATCTTTACATAGTCTCCAGACGAATCCATAAAATCTACTCTATAAACTTTATTCACCTCTATACCAGAATTAGTATCACTTAACGTATACCACTGTTGATCCGCAACAGTAGTTAACTTAGCATATTCAATTTTAGTATTATACTTTCCTAATTCTACTAATGCTTCATTAATTAAATTCATTATATAAGTTTCTGGAGCTTCTGGAAAAGCTTGTCTTACTCTAGATATAATCTTTTTTACTGTTAAACTATGTACAGCCATTAGTCAGAATCCTTTCCTAGCAATCCAATCTGTTGCCATGTTCTAGTCTCATCTTCCCAATTATTTACAGTCATATCTTTTACGCTTCCTATAAGTGTCCAAGAAGGAGACGTAGGTAAAGACAGACCAGTAAAGGATGGTGACGTATTTAAAGATACTCCAGTCCAAGAAGGAGATGTGTTTAAAGTAACACCAGTCCAAGACGGAGAAGTATTAAGAGTTACCAATGTAGGAGTTGGAGATGTATTTAATGTTACTAGAGTTTTAGCCACTATGCACCTCTCATTATCTGAATACCTTTATCGTAATCAGCTTGTAATTTTGCTTGTTGAGTCTGATACCAATTATATTCTGTAGTATCTACTGCTAATCTAGACTGTGCTTCATTTGCATATGCTTGAGATATATTAAGCTTTGCCTGTATCTGAGCTAAATATGCATTTGCTGTAGCTATAAAACCTTGAGCTGTGTTTATATATCCAGTAGCAGTTCCTAAGTATCCTTGAGCTACACTACCATAACCGCTTGCTGTTCCAAGAAATCCTTGAGCAACAGAAACCTGAGACTGTACTTGATTTACCCTAGCTGAAACTTCATTAACATAACCTTGCGCCTCACCTAAACTTCCTTGAGCTTCACTTAAAAAACCATTACCAGCGTTTACATGAGAAGATGCTAACTCAATATCTTCTGCTGTATTTGCAGTAACAGCACTATCAAATTGCGTATTAGACAATGTAACAGCTGCATTTACTCTATCAACAGCTGTATTTATAGCTGTGGTTGCAGTATCTATGCCTGAATCAACTAATACTAGAGCTTCATCTAACTCTGCATTTGACAAGTCAACTTCAGCATTCATTAAGTCTACTTCTGCATTAGCAAGAGCAACTTCTGCTGTTGCTTTATCTATCTCTGCGTTAGCTAATCCTATTTCAGTAGAAGCACTATCTGCTATTGCTAGTGTTTCATCTATCTCTGTGTTAATAGCTGTTAGTGCAGTAGTAATATCTGAATTACCATGTTTAGCTGTCATGTTTTGTTGCAATGCTTTTACTGCTGCGTATAACGTAACTAAATACTCATACTCATCTGGAAAATTTGTTATAGTACTAATACCACTAGCATCTAATGGAGAAGATTGGCTATATGTAGGAACAGAAGCCATCAACCCATTTCCATTTGGAAATATATTTATTTTTCCATCTTGTATATAATATGCTGGGTCTGATGTAGTAGCAAATTCCATATCAGAAGAATCTTGTATTCTTCCTCTTTTACTAGCTAAAACCAATCTACAAGGCTGGTCTATCGTGCCATCATTTCTAAGTACGTGTAATATCTTATGACCTTCGGATGTAGTTGTACCATCAGTAACAGTAGTTTCTTCAGCTACTCTTTCCATAACAGCGCGAGGCATAGCGTTAATAACTTCATTAGCTCCTTCTGTTATAAAAGAATCCAATGCAGTCTCATCGCTAAATGCTCCTACTAAATCTACTACTTGTGCGCTAAACGTTGCCATTTATTAATATATCATTTTTTTGTTAGATTTTTTACTAGCTTTTTTCTTACTAGCTTTTTTCTTTTTTGGCATTTTGCCCATTTTCTTTTTGCCGTACATTCCTAGAATCTCCTTTTTTGCCTCCAACTATAGTTTTGTTAGAAACAGTTTTTAAACCTTTACCAAATTTAGACATCTACACCCCACCTTTGATTTCTCATTTTATCCACACTACTTTCTAAATTGGTACTACCAAATTCTACATCAGTTCTTTTAGCTATCTCACTTCTCATCCAAGAGTTAGTTGTAAACTTTGGAGCTGACGCTCTCTTTCCGCACCCTCTACAATAAAACCAATTTTCTGGATTAGCTTTATCACAATGTTGACATTTAGGCATTAAGAACCTGATACAATCATCGTCATGACTCTCTCTCCTCTTAATGGAGAATGAGAAACAGAAATAATTTGATTATTAGTTGAGTCTAAACCAGTTATGTAATCGTAAACATCTTTTGCTATATGACCAGCAGAATTTGATTTAGAGCCAGGTTTTGGGTCATGAATAAATACTTTAACATCTGTATTAGATGAATTATAATCAGCCATTAATTTTTCCTTATTTTAAAATTTTTAGGATATTCGGGGCTAAACTTTTTTTGAATAGCCCCACAGAATCCAAGTCTGTCAATCCTTATTTATTCGGATTAAGATGCAAATAACATCGTTCCTGTAGCAGCACCATTTGTAACTGCTGCATCTGGATTCCACTTACCAGCGTTTACATACCATTTACCATCTTCTTCGCAAATAAAATCAATGGTAGAACCATGTGAGTAAATATTTACAGAGTCGTTAGTTGGTGTAAAAACCAAGTTAGTTTCATCAGCCACAGATGCATCATAAGTAATTAAATTACTTGAGGTGGTTGGCATAACGCAACCAGTTTCCCAAACATCACTTCCAGCGCAGTTAAATGTCAATACAGCGGTTCCACCTCTAGGATCATCCTTAAAGTTGAACACTACTACTGTACCAGCTTCCGCTGCTGGTAAAGTAGCTGTAACAGCAGCTGCCCCAGTATATGTAGGAGAATTAATTGCATTAGCAACAAGCGTACAAGCATTAGAACTTACAGTTGGAGCTTCAACACTCAAACCAAAATAAGTTCCAACAAAGCCTTCTTGTAAGGCTTCACGGTATTTACCACTATTAGGATTAATTTTATCAGTCTTCATAGTTTACCTCCTTATATGCCTTCTACGTTATAAAGTGCGTGTGATTCTGGTAATGATATTTCAAGACCAGCTTCAGTAATAATCATATCTTTACGTAAATCCTCATCAGAGTTTTGTACGTTAGTAATAATATGAGTATCACGATTTAAACCATTTCCAACTAATGGACGATAAGAGCATTTGCTCATATCAGCCATAAGCATCATACCAGAAGAAATTCCTCTGAATAATGGTTCTTTAACTAAATGCATAGTTCCATGGATAGTGTCAATAGTCATAATTTTATGACCGAACTGACCTTGTCTTTCTTCAAAGTTGTAACGATTAATTCCATTACTAATACCGCCAATAGAAGCATCCATAAATGCACCATCACCTAGCTTGTTAAAGAAAGTAATTACTGGCAATGAAGCCAATACTAACCTGTCAGCTGAACCTCCTCTTGCTGGGTCAAAGATAACCTCTAAGTCAGCAAGCAATCTGTCATAAGTAAGCTCTGCTTGAGCAACACTACGATAGTAAGGTGCTCCACTTGTATATGAAAAAGCACTGTCATCAGTAGTTGGATTAGCATTTTTTACAATATGTCCAACAATACCTTCAGTATATTGAATGCCACCAGTTCTTGCTTTTTGTCCAAACAACATTGCGCGCTCAATATCTACTTTATGCTCACGAAGTTTGGTTGCCCAAATTCTTTCGAATTCATTTGCATAACCGCGATATCTAGTTGCGATTGCTGTATTAGATAATTCACAAGCTGTCTTAAAGATTTGTGTATAACCATAATCATCTTCAATTTCACTTGAGAAAGTATCTGGTGAAGCAGAACCTTCAGCGAATGCAGTTCCAACAACTTGTGCAGCGTCATTATCTGCAAGTACGTTATATCCACTAACATTTGCGTTTGATACGTCAATAATCTTACCAGTAAATGAACTAGTTGAACCAGCATCAGTAACTGCGCTATCTACTCTAACTAATGTTTGAGCATAACCAGCTGTGCTATCAACTGTACTTACTGCAAAGACCATTCCTTTTATTAGCCAATCAACTGATGCTCCGCCAGTAGTGTCGACACTGAATGCATAAGAGCTTCCAGCTGATACAGCACTACCACCATTAACAGCAGCGGCAAGTAAAAAATTACGACTAGTCCAATCAATCTTAGAACGATTTTCTAAGAAACGAAATACAGAATCATCTGTAGGGCTTTTTGCAACCTGAGACAAGTATACGAAGAATGGTGATTCTTCTGGAGCCAATTCAGCAACTCGATCACTAAAATCGTATAACCGCCTTCTATCAGGAGCTTGACCTACACCTGCGCTAGTAGCAGCAGCCGTAATATTACTAGAGAGTTTTGTTCCCTGTGTAATAGCCATTTTTAATAACCTCCGTTATTTATTTTATTTTAAAGTAATCTTCCTGCGTTGCCAGCCTTTAAAATCCTATCCCAAGAAACATCAACTTCGCTTTTTACACTAGGCTCACCGCCTTGTAAAACACCAGCTGATTTTGGCATAGCTTGAGTATTAGCCACAGCTTGTATATTTTCAGATGATGGAGCATTTACACCTTTATTGTAATGCTGTCTGTAAACATTGAGTAATAATTCAACTGGCAATTGATCTCTTGGAGTCATTGCAAAGTTAATAAATTCTTCAATTTCACTATCATCTTCCATACCATACTTAGACTTTAACTCGCCTTTTAAATTTTGCATAGCAACCTGACTTTGGATACCAGCCATCTGTTCGGTGACTGCTTCGTTAACCAAAGCCTTTTCCTTCTCTACTCGTAGTTTATACGAAGGAGAGTCGGGTTTGTAATAGGCTTCCCACGGGTCAAATGAGGATTCATCAACTTGATTATCAGGTTGAATCGTCTCATTGCTAGTAGTAGGTTTTCCCTGTAATCTTTCCTGTATAGCTTCAACTACATCAGGTCTAGATTCTAAAACATTTTGCAATTGTTTTAAAGGTTCCATTTGTTGAACTTGAGATTGCAAAGAATCGTATTCAGCTTTTTGTTTATCATACATAGATTGGAATTTTTTAGTTTCATTTTCCCAATCAGTACCATAATCTATTTGCTCTTCATTACCTTCATCGGTAATAACACTAGGTGTTCTTACAACACCTTCACCCTCAGCTTCCATATTTTCATCAACTGAGACTTCTTTGCTAACTACCTCAACGTCTGGCATTGATATATCAATACCCTGACGATCTTCAACTAACTTATCTTCATAAGTCTTTCCTACTTGTTCTGTTTTCTGGTCTTCCATTCTTCCTTTCCGAATCTCTTTACTCCTAAAATGGGCGATACCAATAGATATCCCTTAGGTAAAGCTTGACTCTGATTGTTAACCTTAAACGCCTTCTTCGGCACCCTGTATGCCTTGTCCTTGCTTTTGACCATACTTAGCCTGCAAATCAGCTTTGTCAATTACATTTTCTAACTTGTTCAGATTTTTTCTTTCTTTATCTTTTATATCACTAAGAACGGAATCTAATCCAGTCTTAAATTTCTGAGTAATAGTTTGCTTTCTAGCATTTACTGCTTCACGTTCTGACGTTTGCAAATCACCACTTAGTTTCTTAACCTGTTCTTCAAGTTGTTGTATGTAACCTTGCATCTGACTCATAGCACCTTTCCGTTGCAAGACACCTTCTTTGTCGTAGATTTCTGTTTTCTTTAAAACCTCGACATCATCTACCAAGCCCAACTTATAAGCATCTAAATACATATTGTACTCAGCCATCTTATTAGATGGTAGCGTTGAACCTGATATTATCCGAATATCGTGCTGACCAAGAGAAATATCATTCTCAATAGACATTAACTCATTAGTTTTATCATCATACATTCTATTGTTGATGGTAAATTCTGTTAAGTCATTGTTTGGTTGCACGACTCTAAAAGTCTTTTTAAATCCATAGTGTCCTTTGCAAAAGTTATATACTACTTTTCCAAGAACATCTAGGCTTCCCTCTATATCTTTAAGTTTGGAACGTCCTCTAGTCTCTCCC